CTTTCCCGCCCCCGCACCACGAAACGACGACCATTTTACCCGATAAACAGGTATTCCCGGCATCAGCGCATTTCTCGCCCTCGACGACGAGCACCTGGCGCATGGGATTGGCCGTCAGTTCGGCCAGCCCGTACAGCGGGCGCGGCTCTGGCATTGAGCCATGGGACCATCCCTCGAATCCGTCTGGGCCGGTCATCCACAAAATCTGCGGCGTTATTTTTTTGCCATCGCCCAGGTCGATCCGCAGCACGTACCCGGTCAAGTCGCCGGCTGCGTTGAGATACGGATAGATGCCGCTGGGCGTGTATGTGGTCGCGCGGCCGCGCTTGGGGTTGGCTATCTCAGCCGTGCGGACGCCTACCGCGAACAGCGGCGCGTCATCCGGCGGCGCCGTTACCGTCCAGCCGTCATAGGGGTTCGTCGCGTGGCCGTTCCGGCGCTGGGCTGGCGGCGGCTTGGGATCGTCAGGCAATCCGTCGAGCGATTCGCACGCCTCGCGGAAACCGATGCCATGCCATTCCTGCACAAAATCTATGACATCGCCCGTGGCTGAACAGCCAAAACAATAGAAACGATCAACGCCACCGCCGGCGTGATAGATCGTGAAACTTGGGGTTTTCTCGGCGTGGAACGGGCAGCAGGCTTTCCATTCGCGCCCGTCAGCCTGTAACGCGAGGCCGTATCGCTGAGCGACATCGGCTAGGCCATGGCGGGAACGGATTGCATCGGCATCGAACTGCGGCACGCTTCTCCCCCACTAACCAGCCGATCGACACGCTATGCCCGCAACTCGACATACCGCAAGCCGCTACGAATAGCCGTCACGCCGCGAGCCACACCATTACCAGCACACAGGCGATACCGACGACGAGACATGCGGCGTGATATTCGGTCAGCGTGCGGTCGGCGTCAGGCATCGACCATCCCCGCAGTCGAGTCCACGCCCAGCACCGAATGCAGCCACGTTTTCAAACAGTGCGTCACCGTGTGCCCATCCTGCCGAATCGCCGTCGCAACCAGCAGCGCAACATCCTCGGTCACGTCGGCGCAGTCTTGCCCCGGCGTTGCCTCGTACACGCGCCGCACGTCGGGGAACTGACCATCCAGAATATCCTGAGCGATATTCGATAGCGTCATCCGGTCGAGGTCCATTTCGTAGGTGCCGGTGTGGCGGCGAAGGTCCAAGCGGCCGGCAAAGTCGAAGGTGATGATGTAGAGCGGTGAGGTGGGGGTCATGCGACACCAGCGTGAATGTCGGCGGCTAACTGTGCAGCTCCCCACGTCTTGAAAGTTCGCACATTGCCTTTCGGCCCGCGCAAGTGCTGTCCACCGTCATCAATACGAAAGCAAGTGCCCTCGGGCACAACGCGAAGCCCATGGCGCGAGGAATACCAACCATCGCACGGTTCGAAACAAACACTCCAGGTCCAAGGCGCCGCAGATGGCTGATTGTTGAACCGGCTATTAGCCTTGTCGCATCCACGTGGCATATGTATCTCCCTGAGTTGACCCCGTACTAATCCCATGCCGTTGACGGCGTGTCAACAGTTAAATCACATCATCCTCCAGCCCCAAAGCTTTTAGCCGAGCAACGTTTGCGTCGCGCTCGGCGTTTATCGCATCGGCGCGCAGTTGCGACGCTGACGGTCCCGGCGGCGGCAGAGGTGGGCCGGCTGGCGGCGGGTCTTTTATCGTCGAGAGGTTCGCCGCGGTCATACCGGCGCCGAACGTGCCAAAATCTTCGGCGGTTTCCGGCTCTTGCGCCGGCCTCGGCGCCTGCGTGATCCTCACCTTTGGCTCGGCACCGGCCCAGCCATCGACCCGCTGGGCATAAACCTTGCCATCCGTGCCGAGAAAACACCGAAACCGGCGCTGCAAATCCGCGCCCTGATTCGCACACATGACGCGCGCCGAGCTGACCTTGGCCTGCGGCGAAAATTGAAAGCACTCGCCAGGCTTCAAATCCTCCCACGGATAGACGAACTGCGCCTTTCTGGTCGCGGCCCGGTCAGGCACTTTATCAACTGGGATTATTGGCTGCATAACTAACTATCCCTCCGCTTATTAATAGTTACCTAGTTTTAGCTGCTTATTATCCCGTATGCAACCCAAAAATTCTTCAATGATCTCGTTCCAGCCGTCCTCAAAACCTCTCGCGTGAAAAGCATATAAGGTGTTCCTATTTATTTATATATTAAGTCTGGAAGACATAATAAACGGGTTAATAGTTACACCATAGCCACGTGTTCAGGGTCGATTTTTTGACTAAGCCGTAAAAATCTGATAGGCGTCGGAAATGCCCGCTGGACGACCAACTGATTATGATCCGTCGTATTGCGACGTGGCCCGCGACTTCATGGAAAAGGGCTTTTCGATTTCAGCTCTTGCAGGCGAACTTCGGGTCGATCGAACGTCGCTCTACGAATGGGAGAAAGTTCACCCCGAATTTTCCCACGCCCTAAAGCAGGCACGGTTCTTGCGTGTGAAGGCACTTGAGAATAAACTCCTATCGGCTGATGTTGGCCCGCATGTGACGGCTGCGATATTCGCGCTGAAAAACGCGATGCCTGACGAGTGGCGTGATCGCATCGAGCACACGGGCGATGGTGGCGGCCCTATCCAGGTTTCAGTCGCGCGGTTCACTGGCGAGGAGCCTGTGACGATCGAAGGCAAACTAGTCGAGCGCTGATGGTGTTTTCCACTGAGATTGAGTTTATGATTCACCACGGTTGGCATCCGTCGCCTCGTGGATAACCTCACGCCGGCTGAGGCTTCTGAGATCGCTGGCGTGCCTGTTGCCCAGCTCGTGCGATGGGCATGGGAGGATTGGGATGTTTATCAGCGGCGGGCCTCGTGGTTGGTCGGCCCGCGGAATTGCGGGACACGCTCAAAGCCGTTGTATCGGCGCGAGGACGTGGTAGCGTGGCGCGCGAAGTATCAGGGAGATGCAGCGTGAGCGAAACGGCGCCTGTGCGTCTAAGTCCCGAGCGGTGGACTGCATTACTCGCGTCTCAGGAATGGCCGATTGTCGGCATGTACAGCGACGGCACGCGGTTTATCAACGTACTCGCACCCATCGAAACGCCGTCATGTATTTTCCTGCCGGCCACCTACGCACCTGGCGGTGCTGAACGAATAGCGCGCGTGCAGCGACTATCGCCGCCTCCCTGTGCCTAAAATCACGATCCCCGCTAACGGCTGGCGGCCTCGTAAATATCAGATGCCGGCGTGGGCGGCGTTCGAGCGCGGCATCAAGCGCACGCTGCTGGTGTGGCATCGCCGCGCCGGCAAGGACGAACTGGCATTGCACCAGGCTTGCGTTGCGGCTCATCTGCGACCGGCGAACTACTGGCATTGCCTGCCGACCTACGAGCAGGCGAAAAAGGCCATCTGGGAGGCTGTTAATCCGCACTCAGGCAAGAAACGCATCGACGAGGCATTCCCGCCGCTCGTCCGCAAGCGCACCGACAATTCCAGCATGACGATCGAGTTTCACACCGGCTCGGTGTGGCGCATCGTCGGGTCGGATAACCCGGATAGTCTGGTCGGTGCACCACCGGCCGGCGTCGTGTTCTCCGAGTGGGCGCTGTGCAATCCGAGCGCGTGGGGATTGCTGCAGCCGATCCTGTTGGAGAACAACGGATGGGCGTCGTTTATCACCACGCCGCGCGGTCGCAACCACGTTCGCTCGATGCTCGACATGGCGCGCAAGAATCCGGCGTGGTTCGCCCAGGTGCTCACGGTCGATGACACGCAGCAAGTCACCATGGCGCAGATCGAGGAAGCCCGCACCGAATATACATCGCTATACGGTAAAGAGGCGGCCGATGCGCTGATACAGCAAGAATACTGGTGTTCGTTCGAGGCGGCTATACTTGGGGCGTACTATGGGAAGGAATTGGCGACGGCAGAGCAACAGGGCCGGATATGCCGCGTGCCGGCTGACCCTGACGTGCCAGTGCACACGGCTTGGGACTTGGGCATCCACGACGCCATGGCAGTGATCGACTGGCAGATTGTCGCCAGCCAGGTCAGGATTTTAGGCTACGACGAAGGCCACGGCTATGGCATCCCGTATTACGCATTGCGGGCCAAGGAACGTCGATTGAAGTACGGTTGCCCGCAAGGTTGGGATTACGTTCCGCACGACGCGCGGCAGCGCGAGATGACCAGTTCAGGCCACGATGGTCGGGCAAAGCAGCGTCTTGAGACGATGATCGAATGCGGCATGAAGCCAAAGGTCGTCGCCAACCATGCTATTGCGGACGGCATTTCGGCGGTTCGGCAAGTTCTGCCGCGGTGCTGGTGGGATGACAGCGATGAGGTTGCCGAACTGCTGAACGCGCTGCGGTCCTATCAAGTCGAGTGGGACGACGATGCGAAGTGTTTTAAGAAAACGCCATTGCACAATTGGGCTTCGCATGGCGCGGATGCCAAGCGGACGTTAGCCATGGCCTACCGCGAACTGAGGGCGCTGCCGGCGCAGGAGCCCGGCAAGATGTTCAGCATGGACCCCAGCATGTTGCCTATCGGCGTGAAAGGCGCTACGTTGGATGACTTGTGGGCGCTCCAGCCGAAACGGCGGAGTGGGAGGATATAGCGGATGGGCCAGAACAGCGAGCCGTTTACCCCGATGACGGCCGGCACGGTGAGCCGTACCGTGAGTGGATCGAGCGCGGCTGTAGCCCTCGCCAAGACAGGAAATCCGCAGACGGTTCTGGTCACGAGCCCGACCGCTAACGCGATAGCGTTCATCGAGTTCGGCGATTCGACCGTGACCGCTGCTGCGGCAACTGGATTGCCGATCCTGCCTGGCACGGTGATGGTGCTGAGCGTGCCCCCTGCCGTCACGCACATGGCGGCGATCGGCTCGGCCGGTACGTTGTACGTCACCTGTGGGCACGGCCAATGACCCTGAAAGGCGTTGCCTCTGCGGTAGCCGCGGCAACTGAGGTTACGGCTGCGTCCGCACTGACGGCGAACGTCGTTCCGGCTGGCGACGGTGCCCGCGGGCTTGCCGATACGATCCTGACGGCGTTGGCGGCGCTAGGAAATGGTCAGGCGCTATCGGTGCTAGCACTGACCGAACTGACTACGATAGCCGCAGCGGCGACGACCGACACGACAATTCAGATTCCTGCGAACGCCATAGCGATCGGCGTCTCGGTGCGCGTTACCGTGATAATCCCGACCGCCGCCACGTTCGATGTTGGCATTGCCGGCGCCACGACGCGATACGGCACGGCGCTGGCGGTTGCTGCGAATACGACAAACCCAGGCACCAACGACGGGCTGCGGTTCTATGCCGGCGCGACAAAAATCCGTTTCACGCCGGACGTGCAGCCCGCCGCAGCGACAGGCCGCGTGCGGACCACGATCTACTACCTCACGATCACGCCACCGACGAGCTGACCGAATGAGTACGTGGGCTGCGCTGTGCGTGACGCTCGGGTGCTGGTATCTCGCAGTCGAGTTTTTGGTATTGCCGGGTTGGCGGTGAGCCATGCATGTAGTCGATAGGTGGCCTATTGAGACAGCGCCAAAAAATGAAACGGTTCTGGTATGGGAGCCGTCCGAGCCAACGATGTGCCAAGCATGGTGGAACGATGGCGAGTGGACTCCTTCGCATTCGCCATTCGTGAGATTCTTCAAGCAGCCGACGCATTGGACAATTCTGGAGCCGCCGCCAGATGCCTGACGCCAAGCCAGCCTCAGAAAACACGTCGTCGGCCACTTGGCAGAGATGGCGCGAAGAGTTGGAAATGTCCTCCAAGGCGAAGGGGTTTCGCCAGTGGGAAACCCGCGCCAAGAAAATCATCAAGCGTTATCGTGACGATCGCGGCGACGGTGATGGCGCGTCGGACGGGATGCAGTCTGAGACGCAGATGGCGTCGAAGTTCAACATCCTGTGGTCGAACGTCCAGACGTTGAAGCCAGCGTTGTTCGCTAAGAGCCCGAAGCCTGTGGTCGAACGCCGCTATCTGGACCGCGACGAGGTTGGCCGCACGGCAAGCGTGATACTTGAACGTGCGCTGCTGTATGAGCTGGATAGTGGCGGCTACAAAACAGCGGTCGAAAAAGCCGTTTTAGACCGTCTGCTGCCCGGCCGCGGCGTGGTGTGGCTACGCTATGAGCCGAAGTTCACACCAATGGCTGCCAAGACTGCTGGCGCACCTGCCGGCGATGTGGCTGTGCCTGCGGATGACGCCGCCGAGACGACCGGCGACGAATCTCTGACAGAGCCCGATCAGACCGATATGGGCGAGGAGGTCGCGTCCGAGTCAACCTGTGTCGATTACGTTGATTGGCAGGATTTCCGCACGTCGCCGGCCCGCACCTGGGAGGAAGTCTGGTGGATCGACCGCACCGTGTACATGACGCGGAAAGAGTTAGTGAAGCGGTTCGGTGCCAAGAAAGGCGAAGAGGTTCCGCTCGACTGGTCGCCAAACAAGGATTTGAAATCGGCGCCTAGTACGGTGTCCGATACCGGCAACAATGAAGGCCAGATGCGCGCCACGGTGCATGAGACATGGTGCAAGACCGAGCGCAAGGTTTACTGGTGGGCCAAAATGTGGCCCGACGACATGCTGGACGAAAAAGACGATCCGCTAAAGCTTGAAAATTTCTGGCCGGTGCCTAAGCCGCTGTTCGCCAGCACGACAAACGAGACGCTGATCCCGGTTCCTGACTATTACGAATACCAGGACCAAGCGGTTGAGCTGGACGACCTGACGAACCGCATCGCGTGGCTGGAGAAGGCAATCAAGGTCTGCGGGTGTTACGACGCCAGTATCCCAGAACTGCAGCGCATGTTCGAGGAGGGATTTGAGAACAGACTCGTCCCCGTCGATAACATGGCTGAGTTTATGCAGAAGGCCGCCGCGAACGGCATGGGCCATATCTGGTTGTTGCCGATCAAGGATATGGCGGCGGTTCTGAACGAACTTTACGCGGCGCGCGATCGTTGCCTGCAAGTGCTTTTCCAGATCACCGGCCTATCCGACATCATCCGAGGTGGCGAGTCTCAGGGAACGGGCGGCGCCAAGACTGCGACCGAGCAGCGCATCAAGGGTCAGTTTGCCTCGATGCGGCTGAACGACATGCAGGCCGAGGTCGCGCGGTTCTGCCGCGATACGCTGCGGATCATGGGCGAAATCATCGCCGAGCATTTCGACCCGATGACGTTGTTTTTGGTCTCCGGTTTCGAGGAATACGCCAAGGAACAGTGGCCGCCTGAGGCGCCTATGCCGCCGCAGCCGGGGCAGCAAGTCATGGGCGGGAATGGCCCGCCACCGGGGCCGTTGCCGGGTCAGGCGCCGCCACCTGTACCGCCGCCGCCCATGCCGCAACCAATCCCCGGCTCGATGGGCGCGCCGGTCATACCGCCCGATCCGGTGGCCGTCTCGCGTGCCAAAGCCGCGGATATGTTCAAGCAGGCCGTTGCCCTGCTCAAGAACGACAAACTGCGCGGGTTCAGGATCGACATTGAGACGGACTCGATTGTCGAGCCGGATCAGCAGGCGATGCAGCAGGCGCGGACGGAGTTGCTTGGTGCCATCGCGCAATTCCTGCCGCAAGCTATCGAAGCCGGCATGGCAATGCCTGAACTGAAGCCATTGTTGGCCCGCTTGCTGATGTTTTTCCTCAGAGGGTTTAAGGCGTCGAGAGATATTGAGTCTGCGTTCGAGCAGTTCGTTGACGACATGACGAAGGATGCGGCGAACCCGGCACCGAAGCCGCCATCGCCTGAACAGATCAAGGCGCAGGCGGAGGTCGCGAAAGCGCAACTGGCCGTCAAGTCGGCGCAGGACGATGCGATAGCCAAGGCCGAGCAGACGAAATTGGATATGCAACTGGCCCAGCAGGCCCACGACGCCGAGCTGGCCAAGATGGCCGCCGAGTTGCAAGCAGAAAAAGACCGCGCCATTTTGGAGCGCGAGCGACTGGATATGGAGGAGCGTATTGCGGTTGCTGAGCATCAACGCAAGATGGAGGAGCTTGCGGCGCAGCGTTCATTGGCTGAACACTCTCACAATCTGGAAGTAAAAAAGATCGAGGCCGCCGACCAAGCAGACGACAGGAAAACGAATCGCGCTGCCTCTGCTGATGCGGACAAGATCCAAAGCGTCCGCGGCACCGAACTCAAGCCCCTGATCGAGGGCATCGGAAAAGTCATCGAGGGGCACGGCAAGCTGATGACGCAGTTAACCGATGGGCACGGAAAACTTGTCGAGCAGATTTCAGACGGCCACCGCGCCGTGGTGGATGAATTGAAGCGTCCCAAGAAACTTGTCCGCGGTCCTGACGGTCGCGCGGCTGGGATTCAGTAATGGCCGATGACGTAACATTCCAATCCAGTGTACTGGCAACCATCCCGGATGGGTCGATAGTCGCGGCTGATCGAATTGCGAACGTGCTCTACCAGCGGGTCAAGGTTGTCTGGGGTGTTGATGGAACTGCGACGGATGCAAGTG